ATACCTACATCGATGTAGTATGTTTTTGTAGTGTTTTCATTTATAGATTGTGGGGTTTATTATATCCAACATCTTATTTATATTTGTCATAAAAGGTTTCTTTCGATATTGGCGAAAACAATCCAACCCCGTGGACATCGACTCCGCGTGCCCGATGGATTTCGTCTGGTTGTTCATCGGGTTCTGGTCCATATTGGTCATAAAACGCTTCCAACTCATCATCAGATGTGAAGGTGGCGGTCTGTGTAGCGTCGTCGGTTTGAAAACTGGGATACTTTTTTAAAATGTTTTGCCAATAGGGGGTATTTACACAATAGTAGAGCCAATCGACCAACCATGCTTTGTTATCAATTTGTCTGGATTCATGAAACACGTGTTGTTGTAAAAACAGAGACTCGTTTTTATGGATAGAGTATTTCACCACTTCCTGTAAATACCGAAACGAAGACTTGTCTACTGTCCGATAGTCTTCGAGATCGCGTGGTCGGAATCGGATGAGAAATCGGTGGTTGTTTTCTGGAATTGGAAGATTGGGGATATTCATTTCCAAATATTCGAGAGTAAACATCTGAATACTATAGGCACGATGTGCTAAATTCGATACGATAGTGCCAACCAAACAATCGCGTTCATCCTGATCCGGCAACGTATGTAGTCGCGAAAGATTGATTTCAAACAATTCCGTGAAAAGCGTGTTTTGTATAGCGTAAAAGGTGGAATATATCCATCGCAACCATTCTACGAGTTCGTCTTCGAAACCGGAGAAATAGAGTTCGTATGTCCAAAAGAGTGCTTCTTCGCGTTGTCGGTTGAAAAGCGCAAACAATAGAGAGTGCTTTACTTCGGTTTTGTCGTATAAATAACGGGTAAAAGAGGGGGATACGTTTTTCGCGGTCATGATTTTGTTGTGTCTAGAGAGAGAATAATGTAAATATATGGGTACAATAAGTATGATGAACGCATACAAAATACGAAAAATCGAATCAATTTTATGAGGGAAATACATGTCATACATACCATAAGAGTTTTCGCAAAATTGATTTGTTTTATATGGTTTTATACTACGTAACAAAAACGAACCAATCATATTTCAATATACAATACACAATATACAATGTATCAACATCAACAACACCATAAAATCCAAATGAAATGGGTGTTTGATTCTATCCGCAATATTCAATATTGTCATGTTTGTAATAAAACCATCAAAAAACTTGTGTATAGCAGACGTAGATGTGAATGGACGTGTTGTTCAATAGAGTGTTTGGATATACTATATCCTGAATTGATGATGGAAGAAAACCTATAAACACGTTTATTATGGAAGAAGGAGTGATGCCCCTTTTTCAAAACTTGTGACCAAAACATGTGACCAAAACATATGACCAAAACATGTGACTAAAAACTTGTGACAAAAACATCTGGCCGATGAATAGCATCAATGTCTTTTTTTTCAAGAACCTCTGTTCGAAAGAGTGTTGTAATTACAAATACAAAACACACTAAATGTGTTTGGAATTTAGGACGGAATTTACTATCTTCAGAGAACTTCGCAAAATGTATAAATAGATAGTATATACTCTCGAAAAAGTCGATATGCCAACCAAATATCGCCGAAACAAACGAACCACACATAAACGAACCACTCATAAACGCAAAACACAATACAAACATCAACACGTGCGTTGCAATCACGTGAAAAAGGATTTGGTGTCAATCTTTATGGAGATGTTGGCCATGATAAAGGTATATCACTGGAACACGCATTCGTTTGCGCAACACAAAGCAACCGATGAAATCCACGCTAAATTGAGCGAGAATGTGGATAAATTCATAGAAGTATTATTGGGTAAAAAAGAGAGTCGATTACACGATTTGAATGAAAAAATCCAATTAATACGTTCGAAAAATACAGTCGATTTTAAGAAGAGTATTTACGAATATCGGGAGTGTATGATTCGATTATCGGATTGTTTCGACGCCCGTAAAGATAGTGATTTGCTAAATATTCGGGATGAGATTTTGGCGGATTTAAATCAATTATTGTATTTATTTACATTGGATTGATTGGACTAGACTTTAGTTCCGATAAAAGTCCCCGAAGTCCAGGAATCACGTTTGTTCCGGGTAAATATCGCCCATGTCTTCGGAAATGCTCTTGATTTTGAACACTTGCGCGTTTGGCAAACACTTTGTTGCGTGTTTCTAAACGTTTTTTCCAAGCGCGTTGAATAATACGCAACCAAATTGTTTTTACGACCACGGCGTATTCTCCGTTGTCGGTAATATGTAATTGTAATATGTCGACGAATGGATCATATGGCAAATAAAAGGTGGCAATGTGTTGTAAATATCCGCCGACTCTCGAATAATCGTTTTCGAAAAAGGTTTTGGGAGAAATAGAACAATTCATCACAGTTTGTCCGATGGATCGGAAGGTGAAAGGAACGCCTAAATAATAATGTCCATCGATTTTGTCCGTTTGTTCGAAAGTTTCTTCGGCATATTCCATATCCGCGTATTCTTCATCGACGTCATATTCCGATTCTATATCGGTTTCGGTTTCGTTGGCGAGAATATCGGACTCTCGGTGAGGTATGGGTATAGTTGTCATATCAATATCAATATCGTAATCAATACAACTGGAATTCAATGGAAGACGAATGGCGCTTATCGTATCGCGAACAATTCGAAAAAGAAATACAATAGTATGTATTTTAGATAGTATAGTAAATATCATTATAGTCGATTAATTGGGTGGTTTTGGAATCAATTTTATTACAATAATCCAATACTTTTTTATACCATCCGTACCAAAAAACACGAATAAATGTGAATACAGTATATACATTCCGATGTCGGACTTTGCGACGATACCTCCTAACCCGATCAGCGCAATGAATATTCCCCCAAAACCAGGAGAAACTGCCCCCGCTCAAAATACGATTGTGGATATTGAGAAAAAACCCAAGACTCTCGAAAATCCGGTTCAATATTACGTGAAATTTTCATTCACCATTACGTACATTATGTTATTGACTACGGCAACTATCACCGTCATTGAGGCCTTGCGCACACAGAATCCGGTGGTCCGACATGTACTGAATTTGGAAACGTGTATTTCTATAGTGGCCGGGTATTTCTATTCGATTTTTGTTGCGCAAATCGACAAATACAATTTCGAGAAAAAGGAAATTGACTGGAGTGAAATCACCAAAACGCGATACATCGATTGGACAATCACCACACCGATGATGTTATTAGTATTGTGTATGGTATTGAGCAATGAAATCGGACAAAAAATCCATGTGCCAACCATACTCTCGATTGTTGCTCTAAATTATCTCATGTTGTATGTCGGATATTTAGGAGAAACGAAGATATTGTCGCGATGGTGGTCTGTTGTTGCCGGGTTTGTCTTCTTTTTCGCCATGTTTTCGGTGATTTTCGCGAAATTCGTCTCGCCTAAATATTCTCTCGCCAATTACATTCTATTTTCGATGTATTTGGGAGTATGGACGGTATATGGTGTAGTATATATGCTAAATGAATCCTATAAAAACATCGCGATGAATATGTTGGATTTAACCTCGAAATGTCTCATTGGACTCGGTTTATGGGCATATTATACCAAAATTGTGCGTTTATAAACAAACACCGACGGATGTCTTTGGTCGTCGACGGATGTCTTTTGTGTCGACTGAGTCTTTGGCCGTCGACTGATGTCTTTAGAAAAACAATATAAACTATTCGATAGAATATATTGTATCTTTATTTGCCCTTTTTTCAATCTTCTATCCCAAACGCGAGGTTATGCATCCGTTTTATCTATCATTAAACGCTGTATTAGAAAAAGAGGAATCTTCCATTACAAAAAGAGACGAGGTTTTATTATGTGAAACCATTCCGAATATATTGCCGGACGCATCAGACAACATAAGTCCGCAAACCAGAAGATGGGGAGAAATGTTGAAAAAAATCCGTAATCATCTTTTTTCGAAACAAGTTGCGTTTATTATCACGTTTTATCACGCGACCATCATTGAAAACAAACCCGACATATCTCCGTTTTCGATTCTGAAACAAATGCTACAAAATCGGTTCATGGATGAACCCGTATGCCAACATATTCTCGAGTTATTCCAGAAAGCACAACGGTGTTATCACGGATTCTCCAGACTCGCGCGCATATTTCGTCTCAAAAGAACACCAGTCCAGATTACAGCCGATTTGTATATGACCGAATTACAACCATCCAATCGTTCGACGTTTGTTTTATTGGATACGAATCGGGTCTATTATTTTTCACTGAAAGATTTAGCGCGCATTCTCACGGAAGCATTAACGTTTTCGTATTCGTTTTTCTCGGAACCCAACATTTGTAAAAATCCATACAACAACGTTCCATTCACAAAATCGACGTTATACAACATCTATTTTCAGATGAAATCGGTATTTTGCGTTGTTCCGCCATTCATCCAGTTGTTTTTCGAAGCGGATTTCGATATATACAAATTCAAGAAAGACAATGAATGGACGATACGAAAACACAAAATTCGAGAGTATATTGATAAAACGGACTCGAAAGTATTAATGCCCGACATATTGCGTATGTTTCATAAATACGATACGGAAAAACGACTCTCGATTCATAAAGATATACCAAGCGATATTTTCGTCAATAAAGTGAAACCGTTGTATCATTTATATTTAAAACGCAAATATTGTTTCTGTCAAGTTCGTAGTGAATATTACGAAAACGAACTCTCGTATAAAATGAAAGAGTTTATTCGTCTAAACCCGAAATTTGGACGGAAATTCCATTTTACACAGCGATATTTCTACCGTGAATCTACACGGTTTCATACGGAAGTCATTGATGACCCTAGTGAGGACCAATTCATGACATCGCATCAATACAACGACGCAATATACAACCGATTTGTTCAGTATGGGATTTTGTCTGAGCCGACGATCTATGCAGAGGACCCCACCATACAGGAAGACCCTGTAGACGAAGACGCTGACCAGGAACCACATCAACGTAGTGTAATGTACCATACCGACGATGAAGAAGAGAATTATGATACGGAAGATGAAGACGAAACGCCCGTTATACAAGACGAAGACGATATTTTCCACGATATCGAATCAGAAACAGAAGACGATTCGGATACCGAAGATGAATAAATGTGAACGCGACATAATGTTAGTGCCTTTAGGCACGAAATGAGTTCTTCCCAGAAAAATTGAATTGCTTTTTATTTTATACTCTGTATCACAACAAAAAAACAATCCATGTTATCTTACTACAACGTTTCCATATACGTAATTTATACGATTTATCTATTACGTAATAATAAAAATCTATACTTTCAAACAAGAATGAACCAACTATTCACTGCCTCGACTTCTTTGTTTCACCATATTTCTACGGAATATGACCACATGTGTAATTACACGCCGTCTACCGAACGCGCAATGTGTTTAACATGTATTTCCGAAGAAGAAACCCGTTTGGTATTACAATCTCATCCAAACCACGCACGCAAGTACAGTCGTGGCGCAATGTGTGAGTGTGAATTACAAGAAAGTCATACCGTATACACTTGCTCTGTATGCGACGAAATCAAACGCGAAATCAAGTTTGTTCAATCCGAAATTATACGCATTAGTACAAAACACGCAATCGAAGTCTCGCAAACGTTTATTGTGAATCCCTCGTTTCAACGCACCATCGAACAATACGCGTTCCGTTGCCGGATGTTGAATGAGTTTCTCTTACATCAACGGGTCAAGATGGCAGACGCCAAACAAACCGAAGAAATGGGCGAAATGATTGATGTCACCGACGATATTTCGGCCATTACTGCTGTTGATTTCGAAGACGAGTTCTATGACAATATTTCGGATTCGGACTCCGATTCCGATGAAGATACCATGGTCGAATTGGTGAAAATCCAAAACTCGAATTACGACTATAGTTGTACGGTGTATAGTCAAGAATCCAGCGAACTCAGTCTTTCGAGTTGCCGTCCTACGACCGATCACGAAAATGCTTCGGAATATATTTGGAAAACATACCACAAATACGACGAAGACACCGAAGAGAGCGACATTCGCAACAATACTCCAAACTCCTACGAACTTCGTTCTCCGGAGTTTCCTTGTATTCCTTCGACTCCGTCTCCGGAATACTTCGCAATGACGTTGGATGAATTGGATGTATACGATGGATTATAAAAAAGTATTCGAACAACCCAGATAAAAATATACGAAAATAGAAACACTATAAAACCACGATAAAAACCAACAGAAACATGATAAAAACTATAAAACTAGAAACACGACAAAAACAAACCAAAAAACAAATAACACCCCCTTTTTTTATTTTCATCACAAATATCTCAAATAAATCACACATACAAACTTTGTGTGGTAGCAATATATTTCAATATATGTGTATCGACTCTCGACAATTTATACAAACAATCCATAAAACCCAACGATTCACATACATTCGAGAGTTCTTTCGAAATCGTAGAAATCTTCATACACGCTTTCGTGAAATCCCCAACCGATACACCCATTTCATCCGTGATTCGGTGTTGTAAGAAATATTTACATTGTTGTTCCGTTTCGCACAAACACCATTCCATCATATCATCCACTAAATCATACATTAATGCATCATCATACAAAATCCCCGTATACATCTCGCGCGATAATTCGAGTTTATCCATACGAACATACTCATCACGCAATTCTTCCAAACGGCGTTTTAAAAACGCGTCTTTTGTTCGCGGTTCGAAAATCCGAGAGTCTTCTGGAACTTTCACGTCAGCAAATACCGAAAGAAACGCAATCAATTGAATCTCACTAAAATCGGCAAACTGTCGCCATTCCATCATATATTTCGAGATAATGAGTGGATGGATTTCAGCAATATTCGACGCGATTTTGCCTAGATGTGTGAAGGTGTATTTTGGGTTCGGTTTGTCGCCGTTATCGTCGCCGGTAGAAATAAACCCATCATCGACGAGCACATTACATACCAATTGGGTTTGTTGAACAATAAAGGATTGTATATGTTCCAATTGGTTGGTTTCTCCGCGATATTCGTTTTCTAATTTGGATAATTCGGCAATATTTCGGGAGTCTTCTTCAACGTATTTGTGCTGGTCTTTGATATCGCGAATGATTTTCTCACAATCTCGGCGTTTTTTATTGACAAGTGTACCTAAACGCGCGGATTCAGCAAGATATGTTTGGCATATATCTTGCGGTGTTCGGAGTAACGCGATGTTGGCCCGTTTTTGTTCGAGAGTGCGTTTCATACTCTCGAGAATAGTAGTTTGCGCGTTCGATTGTTTGGTCATTTCGTGTTGTATCATACTTTTTTCCGCGAATTCGTGGAAGTCCGCAGTTTTCCCGTTTTGGATTAAACGCAAGACCATTCCATAATGAATCCGGAATTTCGATACGAGTTTTTGTGGTTTTCCACACAAGATGGTTTTATATTCCGATAATGTCGGGAGTGGAAACAAATTATTACAATGAACAACATGTCCAACCGTATCAATCCCGCGTCGCCCAGCACGACCCGCGGATTGTGTATATTCATGTGGATACAAATACCGCTCACGTGATCCGTCGAATTTCGTTAAACTAGTAAAGATAGCAGTTCGAATAGGACAATCGAGTCCAATGCTAAAGGATTCCGTAGCAAACAACATTTTAATGTATTTTTTGGATATCATCAACTCCACGATTTCACGTAAAATCGGTATCATACCGGAATGATGAATCCCAATCCCTTTTTCCAATAAACCAACGAGAGTATTGTATTCCGGTAATTCTAAATACTCTTGATAATTCGGCAATTTACGTATGATTTGTTCACATTCACGACGCACAATATAAGGTACTTTGGAGTCGTCTTCCAGTAAATTTGCCGTGATTTCGGAGGCACATTTCTCGACGTTTTTTCTGCTAAATACGAAACAAATGGCGGGCAACATTTCGTTTTCACGTAAAAACGTCGCGAGATTATTTAGGATAAATTTTCGTTTTAGGAACAATTCGCGGGATTCGAAAATATCGAGAATCTTTGCTACTTCTTTGACACCCGATTCTAAAAACACGTTCTTGTCTGTTTGGAGTGTAATGAGTTTGTTGGTAGAGGAACGGATTTGTTGTTGTAGTGTTTTGTCTTTTACTGTTTTCAGAAACGATTCTGTAGTGGCAATATAGGCGTAATGGGTTAATGGCACAATTCTGTGATGGGTATATGCTAAATATACCTCTTTCGAAGGTCCTGTATGTCCTGTCGGTTTACACGTTTCTACCCATTCCGCGAATTTATGTGGTTCATCGAGAGTTGCCGAAAGCATAATCATCTGGACTTCTGGAGGCAACATCAGAATGGTTTGTTCCCATGTCTGACCACGATGTTCGTCGTTGATATAATGGACTTCATCCATCACTACCGCGGCAGCCGGAAACGTCTCCGCCGAATCCGCTAAAAACAACATATTCGTCAAAATTTCCGCCGTCATAATCACTACATCCGCGTCGGGATTCGTCTTGATATCTCCCGTTAATAACCCGAAACGAATATGGGGATAACGGTTGGTGAATTCGTAGTATTTTTGGTTCGAAAGTGCCTTTATAGGCGTAGTATAAAACACGCGTTTGCCCTGTTCTACGAAAAACTGGATGGCGAATTCGGCACTCAAGGTTTTTCCGCTTCCTGTGGGGGCAGCAGTAATAACGTGTTGCCCTTCAACGATTGCTTCGATGGCGTATTTTTGGAAATCACTTAAATCATAGGGAAACAAATCAAAATGGGATTGATATTTTGATTCGTTTTCAACCGGGTATTTTTCAGAACAGATTTTCACCATTGTGTTTTTGTTGTATCGTGTATCGGATTTGTGGTTTATATACCAAAAAAATAAAAACCAAACAATAAAAAATAAAAAGCGAGAGTAAAAAGGGTATATTCTAATGTCGTAATGTCTTTATGTCGATTTAAAGATATACCATTTTCAATCAATTAATTGTTGTAATCCTTCCACTACATCGTTGAATACCAATATAATTTCCATTTTATCTTCACATGACATATTGCGAATAGTATGAATCATTTCTTTTGTTAATATTTTCAAGTTACGTATTTCGTGAATATATTGTTGTAAAAGACGATTAGATTCTGGTCGTATTCGTTCATTTTGTCTTGGTGTATTCATCAATACCCAAGTATGTGTATTATCAACAGAAAAAAACATGTAGTGTTTTATGGCCGGTCTACATGTTGTCGGGGTAATATTATATATGGGTTATATGTATGAATATGTATGACATTTTTGTATGTTTGTGTGTAGGTATATACGTGTGTACTATATATGATATAATTGTATGTTTTTCTGGTGTGTTTAGTTGCCCATCATTCACGTGTAGTCATTAAGGTTTGTACATGGCGAGCGTGATATTGTAAACGTTTCAGTAACCCAACAAACGCAATTTCGAAAATAGTGTCTTTTTCGAGTATCGATTCGTGCGTTTCTTCGGACACAGTGGGACGAATAGTCGCACACACTTCGACAGTATCGTTTGGATTGCGTGTCAATAACACGAGAAACACATGATGCTTATAATGACTCGTGTAGAGTGTTTTGGTGCCGGATACTACATTATAGGAAGGCGCCACTTCGATTTGTTCGACTTCGTCGTCGTCTGAACCATACTCGTCAGCAGTATATATACCCGATGGCATAGCGTCCATTACGTTTTTGAAATGCTTCGTCATACTATCGTCAATCATATTGTGTAATTCATATACACAATAGTGAGTGAATAGGAGACGTTGTAAAACCACTGGGCCGTTTTCGTAGGAAATAATTTTGCTCATTTTGGATGTTTCGGTTTTGGGATGTTTGCGGTTTGGAATGTTTCGGTTCGGATTGTTCGTTTCAGTTTTAGTTTGTTGATATATCTCTTTGGAATTTGTTGTCTATTAGTTCTAGAAATAAAAAGCAAATCAATTTTTCTAAACAAAATTGAATGGCTTTTTATTTTGTAGCAAATCCCTCAACTCATACATG